GCAGGGTCGACGAGCGATAAAAGTGGCTGGCCGAGCACCTGCAGGAATATCATGTGAGTTCGCATAATTGAGGCTCGGCGTTATGTTGAGCCGGTGCGCTGGGACTATCATCCGGCCAGCGCAGCCCGTAGGGCAGGCGTAACATAACGGCGGATTATGCGAGGCGACTGGTACCATTTTGGTCCTCGAGCAAGATCTTCCAGGATGAAAAATGGTACCAAACCGCTTTTAGGTCTGATCATGATTTGGTACCATTTCCCTCCTCGAGCAAGATCTTCCAGGAAAAGGAACGGTACCAAAATGCTGATCAAATTCGACGTGACGAACGAAGAGGGCGACCGCCTCAAGATGCAATACGGCCAGAAGGTTGCCAGCAAGGCATTCAAGATGGCCGCTTTCGATGCCTTCGAGCTGTACCGCAAGAATCAGGAACTTCACGAAGTCATCGACAGCCAGCGAACCGAGATTCGCCGGCTCCGCCACATCATCGAGCAGGCACGCGCCTCTGCTGCTCAGCTACTCGAAAAGACAGCCCAGGGGGACATGATCAATGGATAATCTCGCGTGTAGCCATTGCGGCTGTGTCGGCGATGATGACGAGATTTTCACCACTGGCGATCCTGTCGAGCCTTACATTTGCATCGAATGTATTGAGACGGCAGAGGAACGCCGCTCCCTCGATCTAGCTGATGTTTTTCATCGCGCCCGCGTTCGGTGACCTCGACCTCGCCGCTTGCGGCGATTAGTCGCCTGCACTGCCTTGATTGACCGGCTCGTCGTCACCGCGACGGAACCCGCGCAGCGGCCGATCTCCCCTCAACGAAAAAAGCCCCGACGGCCTCAACGGCTCGCCAGGGGCTCTTCGCGATCCTCGCTCTACTGTCCCGCTACAAACTCAACCCGCGCCCTGATTTGCCCAAACTAGGCCACTCCGAGCGCCTGCCCGGCAGTCTCCCAGGATCATCAGCACCGCCGACGGTTAGGTCACGATAGTTGCAGTGGTTCCGCCGCGCTTTTGCTTCACCGGCGCAGCCGGGTCCACCTTCTCTAATGGTGGACTCTTGTCTCATGGTGAGACTTTTGCTCGATTCCTGCTCAGTCTTTCTTGAGCACTTCTTCGCGGTATTTCATTACATCCTTTGTGGTTATTTGGTCGAGATACTTCCAGAGCGTTGCGTTCACGAGGTCGGCCTCGGCTATGTCTTCACGCGTCTCGACGATCATGTTGATTCGCCTCTCTTTGATCGAGTCTGCGAATTCGTCCCGCACACGGTAGGGCTTGGTCACTGTCGCCATCCTGGTGTTCCTCTGATGCTGGTTATTCTGTCACGTGTTGCTTTGTAACGCGTTACAGCGTATAAGTTCCGCCATCGCGTAACGCGTAACGCTGTAACGGAATACCGGCATGCTCGACAAAATCCACATGTTCATCCCGTTCAAAGCTCAGGCGATTGCTACCAGCACTGGTAAGCGTGGCAATGAGCTGCTGATCGTCGATCTGGAAGCCCTGGGCGTTCCGCTTCGTGCTACCAGCGTGCTTGCAGACGGGAAGGGTGGTTATCAGGTCGAGGACATCAGCCACGCCTGGGAAAGCCTGTCTACCGGCTTCACGCCGCTCGCCTTCAAGGTGTTTCACCAGTCCCTCGGAAAGCGTGTGCAGCCCGGCGTCGAGCTGAAAGCCAGCCCGGCCAAGCTGCTCCAGGGGCACAACGTTTTCGGGCCGACCTCGATCCGCAAGGGCGGGGAGGTCATGTTGAAGTGGCTTGCCGGGGCCTACCCGAAGCTCTGGGCCTTGCTGGACTGGCAGGCCGCCGAGGTCTACGGCATCGATTGCACCTATTCCGCCCGCCTGCCCGATGAGCGCACCGCTCTCCAACTGATCCAGGCGCTTCGCGGGGTCAGCAACGGCCAGACCCGCAACCGTGGTGACGACTACGAAACCACGGCTTACTGGGGCTCCAAGGAAACCCGTCTGCGCAAGCTCAAGGCCTACCTCAAAGGCCCTGAGTTTCGCCGCCAGCTCGATGAAGCCATCAAGGCCGCTCGTGCCTATGGCGGCGCCAACTTTGTTCCGTCCCAGGCGTTTGCGGCTCACCGGCTGCTTGCGGTTTTGCAGGACCCGGCGCTCCAGGAGTGGGCGGAAAACCTTCTTCGTCTCGAAGCCACTGTCATGCATCGCTGGCTTGAGCGTAGAAACATCCCAACGAATTTATGGGCCCTGTGCGACTACCAGGAGCGGCTGGAAGAGCAGGGGAGTTGTTTTATTCAGTGGTGTTGGGAACACGTAACTAAAGAACTGTTTGCGGCCTTTGAAGGTATCTCCATGCG